GTCAGCGAAAGGATAAAGTACCCTACACTCTCTGGAGAGATCGAGGTTTTGTAACAGCCACACCGGGGAACGTGATCGATTATGCGTTCATTGAGCAGCAGGTTATCCAGGATGCTGATTCGTTCCGGATCCAGGAGATTGCCTACGATCCCTGGAACGCGAACCAGATCACCCAGAACCTGGAAGACCGTGGGATGGAGATGGTCCCGTTCCGTCAGGGTTTCGGATCCCTCAGTGCCCCTTCGAAGGATTTCGAGAAGAGGGTCCTTGCAAAAGAGCTGAATCACGGGGACAACCCGGTTATCACTTGGATGGTTAGCTGTGTTGAGATAAAGACTGATCCTGCCGGAAATATAAAACCGGTAAAACCTGACAGAAACCGCACCGGAAAACGAATTGATGGAGTGATCACGACCATCATGTCTCTGGACCGAGCCGTTCACGGAAGTATGAGCGGGTCAGTTTATGAACGACGAGGAGTGAGATCCGTATGAGCATACTTGGTAAAATTAAAGCTTCCTTGCGAAGCATGACGAGTGAGCCGATAAAGCTTACAGATCCCGGAGCCTGGGATAGTATCAGGGGTCCGCAGAGTAACTCGGGTGTGCTTGTAACGCCAGCGACATCGTTGAATCTGTCGACAGTCTTCGCCTGTGTCCGTAGATCCACTGAAACCCTCTCCACGCTGCCCGTCCACGTGTACCGAAAGACCGCGGTCGGGCGCGAGGAGATAGAGCATCCTGTTGGGCGGCTCCTCGGACTGCAGCCGAATCCGGAAATGCCGGCTAACGTTTTCCGCGAGGTTATCCAGGGTCACCTGGAGCTCCGTGGCCGGGCGTTCGCCGAGATAGTACGAGATGGACGAGGGCAGGTCGTCGAATTATGGCCAATACACCCCGACAAGATCCGCATAGAGCGTACTGCTACCGGTAATCTGGTGTATATCTACATCCCGACAAACTACCCTTTCCCAGCGAGTAAGATCCTTCACTTTCGGGGCTTCGGAAGTACGGGTATAGACAGCTACTCGGTAATCTCTCTTGCACGCGAGTCAATCGGCCTTGGAATATCAGCCCAGGAGTATGGGGCGAGGTTCTTCGGCCAGGGCACGAACATGGGAGGTTTTCTCAAGCATCCGAAAGGCCTCAGCGATGAGGCGTTTCAGCGGCTGCGTAAGGACATGAACCAGAAGTACAAAGGGCTCGAACGGTCCCACGGCCTGATCATCCTTGAGGAAGGCATGGACTATCAAAAGGTCGGGCTGACCAACGAGGACGCCCAGTTCCTGGAGACCAGGAAGTTCCAGGTCACCGAGATCGCCCGCTGGTTCGGTATGCAGCCGCACATGGTTGGTGATATGGAGAAGGCCACATTCAGTAACATTGAGCAGCAGTCGATCGAGGCAGTGATTTACACCTGGCGGCCGCGCGCGGTACGCCTTGAGCAGGAGCTCAACATGAAGCTCCTCGGACCAGGCGAGTACATCAAGTTTTCTCTCGAAGGCCTGTTGCGCGGAGACATCAAGAGCAGGTATGAGGCATACAAGATCGGGGTCGAGAATGGCTGGCTGAACGCCGACGAAGTACGGTCCCTGGAGGATATGAACCCGCAGCCTGATGGCATGGGGCAGATATTCCTGGCGCCGTTGAACATGACCAACAAGGCCAATTATTTACCTGGGGCGGCTCCAGCAGATCCGGATCCAGCCGGGGATCCCTCGAGATCCACAAGGCCCGGGCACGAGACCCGGGTGGACAAGAGGGTCCAGGAGAGCCGGTCGGTAGCAGATCGCAGATATGCAGCGGACAAGTACCGCAGTGAGCTGCGTTCGGCTACCGAGAAGGTTGTGGAGGAAGAACTCAGATGGATAGCGGAAGAGCTCGAGAATAAAGACGCGTACGCTGCCAAAGAGTGGATAATTGCCGAGTTTGGCTCGATGGAGAGTTTCGTTGTGGATACGTTCACCCCGATCTACCGCAAGGCCAGCGAGGACCTGTATCCGATATTTGCTGAAGAACTCGGGAAAGATGGTGCTGCCAATGATGATTTCACGCAGCGCATTGATGAGTACATCGCGTCCTTTGCAAAGCGTTTCGTTTCCCAGGACAGGGGTGAGCTTGTTGGGGCAATCAAAGAGGCGATCGAGCAGGATGCGGACTACCGCGAGGCTATAGGGTCCAGAACCGAGAGTTGGCAGGAGAAAAAACCTCAGCGTATCGAGCAACTCGAAACGACACGTATGAGGAACTATTTTGCCCTATCGGCTTACGTGTCGATGGGCATCACGAAGATCAGATCAGTCGCGAACGGGCAGAGTTGTCCATATTGCAATGCTATAAACGGGACGGTGGTAGGAGTAATGGAGCCGTTCATAAGGAAAGGCGAAGAGTTCAAGCCAGAAGGGGCAGAGTACCCTCTGGTACCGACTTCAAACCGGTCACACCCGCCGTATCACGACGGATGCGACTGCGATATCGTTTCAGAGGGGTAATTGTATGAAAAAAGAACTGGAAAGAAGGTACCGATCAATACAGAACATCGAAATCAGGGAGCTCCCGGATGGAGATAAGCTCGAGATAACCGGGTACCCGATCGTTTACGGACAGCGGACTGTCCTATTTCCGGGGGTCGCTGAGGTGATCGAGCAAGGTGCTGCAACGGCAGCCCTGGAGAAGAAAAGCACCCAGGTGTTCTGGAACCATGACAAATCCAAGCCAATGGCCTCGTTCAAAAATGGGACTCTCGAGGCTGGAGAAGATGAGAATGGGGTATGGATGAGAGCCGAGGTCAGCGGATCCGTATGGGGCCGTGAGGGATACGAGGCGATCAAGAGTAAGCTGGTCGATCAGATGTCCTTCGGTTTTCGTGTTGCTCCAGGCGGCGAGGATTGGACAGTTGAGAAGGGAGCTGATGGATCAGTCCTGGAGATCAGAACGATCAAAGAGTTCGAGGATCTTCCTGACTTTTCGCCGGTCACAGAACCGGCCTACCCGACTACAGAAGTCTACGCACGATCGAAAGAGGTGATCTGTCGTAACAAGCCTGATTCTGGGGCGCCAGATAAGGCTACCTCGACGGAGGAGATTACACAGACCCCCACTGAGATCCTGCGGGAAAAAATACGATTAGAAGAGGTGCAAGAATGAATAAATTGCAGAAATTGCTTGATAAACGAGCTGCCCTGATCCAGAAAGGCCGGGAGGTCCTGGACGCGGCAGACGAGGAGAAGAGGAATCTCTCTGCGGAGGAGCGCAGTAAATACGACGCCATCATGGCGGATGTGGATGGTCTCAATGAGGACATCAAGCGGATGCGGCAGCAGATCGCGGCTGAGGGAGACCTCGAGAGACGAGACGGCTCAGGAATCAAACCTCCTGTCGAAGGAGACGAGGAGCAGAGAAAGGATCTGACTCTCGAGTCCGATGAGTACCGGTCCGCATATCTGGGATATCTCAGACGTGGAACGGATCTCAGTCCGGAGGAGCTCAGAGCCATGAGCATCGGTACTGCCGGTAATGGCGGGTACCTGGTACCGACGGATCTGTCAAACCAGATTATCCAGGCGCTGCCTGATGTGTCAGTCGTTCGGAACTATGCCCGAGTGCTGCAGCTGCAGCATGACAGGGACATCCCGATCTCAAACAGCCGCGGCCAGGTTTACTGGACCGATGAGGCTGGAGCTTTCACCGAGAGCACTCCGACCTATGACAAGAAGACCCTGGGAGCTTACAAGCTCACCTACCTGGTCAAGCTGTCTGAGGAGCTGCTTGCTGACAGTGGTTTTGACCTGTTCGCAGAACTGGCCCGGAACTATGCTGACCTCGCAGGGGCTGCCATGGAGACCAAGTTCTGTCAGGGTTCAGGCTCCGGTGAGATCGGTGGCCTGATTACCGGCGGATCCGCTGGAAAGACCGCTGCCGCAGCTGATGCGATCACTGCAGATGAGCTGATAGACTTTGTCTACTCGCTCAAAAAGCAGTACCGCAGACGCGGCGTGATCCTGCTCAACAGCAGCACATCCAAGGCAATCCGGAAGCTCAAGAACGCCTCTACCGGAGAATACCTCTGGCAGCCTGCACTTGCTGCAGGACAGCCGGACAACCTGCTCGGACATCCCGTGGAGGAGACCGCAGGTATGCCCGATATCGCAGCAACCGCAACCCCGTTGATCTTTGGAGATCTGTCCTACTACACCGTTGCTGAACGAGGAACCAGGTCTATCCAGAGACTCAATGAGCTGTATGCAGCAAACGGCCAGGTTGGATTCAGAGTATTCGAGCGCCTCGATGGTGCTGTGATGCTCTCTGAAGCGATCAAGAAGTTCACCATGGCAGCTGTCTAAGGTGAAATAGCACGATAGGAATTTACCCTGGGGCACAGCGCCCCGGGGTTTCCGGAGGAGAATATGAAACAGGTTAAAGTACGAGTAAATGTCGCCCATGCCGGTCCCCACGGATCGTATATCAAAGGGGACGAGACCCTTCTTGATTCAGATGTGGCAAAGCGCTTGGAGAGAGTCGGATATGTGGAGATCCTCAAATCCGGGAGCAAGGAAGAAAGTACCGCGACAGACAAGAAGGACAAAGAGGAGCGATAAATGCTGGTAGGCTGGACGTTCATACAGAGTTTTCTCGACATTCCTGAGACCAAGTACAGTCAGGTTGAAACGCTTATTGGGTGGATCACCAGAAAGGCGGAGGTGATAACTCGGCGGGAGCTCGAGCAGGCTGAACGTACTGTCTACCTCTCCGGTTACGGGGATAAGACCCTGGTGCTTCCGCACTGGCCGGTGGTATCGATAGCTTCGATTACTGCAGATGATACAGAGGTCACAGAATATACACTGGATGGGTCGAAAGGTCTCGTGTATCGGACTGACAGCACGTTCCCGAAGGGTGATCGCAACATCAAGGTTGTGTATACCGCGGGCTGGACCGATTCCACGACCCCGGATGATGTGAAGCTCGCTTGCATTGAGGCAATATCCTGGAATTTGAAGCGTATCAATGACGAGGCTATGGGCATAAAGAACCAAACGACCCCGGACGGGGTAAATGTAGGGTATGAGCTCGTGCTCCCGTTGTCTGTACAGCGTGTGTTTGAGAGTTATAGGAGTGTGGGAGTCTGATGGCCAAGACCAATATCCGCGGTGGGAGATCTAACGGGATCCGCGTCCTGTTTGCCGAAGAGGTAGCGCAGAAACTCAACGCCCTTGCCAAGGACAGCCCCGAGATGCTTAACAAGGTTCTTGCAAGCGTCTCGTTTGCAGCAAAGAAAGAGGTCCAGAAAGGGTTCAGGGCAAACTTCTCCAGGAGAACGGGAAAGTTTGAGAAAGGGATCCAGTATCGGAGGGTACGGAACGCCTATTTCAGACTGAAAGCCCCGAATCTGGCTTCGATTTATGAGTATAAAGGGGCCCACATCACGCCTAAAGATGCCC